TGGTTTCCCCGAGCTTGTTGCCGCGACAGCACATTTTACATCCTCTCAATCTGGAGCGTAAACGACAAAAGGAACGTCTGTTGGACGTGTTGGAAATGCTCGAGGTGAATAATTCACGGGGTATGGCCAACTTTTTCACGTGTGCCTACCAACTCGACTTTGACGAAACGCCCGAGTATGCCGCACTCCTCGAGTATTGTGTTTAGCGCTTTCTTTAAATTCTTTAATTTATCTTCATCAAGGCAACACATTACAATTTCCCAAAATACTTCTTGTCAACTTCCACGTTGCGTCTTGCGCCGTAATGTGTTCGCAATCATCCACCATCAAGGATGCCAATTTATCTTTGTCAAGATGGATGGATAGTAGAGCGTTTTCGATGGTGCCTCTTCCAATAAGCGTGACAATCTCCACTGGTTCAGTCTGACCCCGACGATGAATGCGTTTCTCGACTTGCCGATGGAGGGCCGGACTGAACCACAAATCCAGTACGAGCATGCCAGTACAACCAGGGGTAATGTTCAATCCGACACCTCCAGCATGCATGGATAAAAACAACAAACGAGGCCCAGTCCGGGACAAAAACCGCGTCACGATGTTGGATCGCTCCATAGGAGACGTGCTTCCATCCAACATTTCGCCGTAGACATCGTCATGACCGAAAAGTTCCGCGATTTCACTCTGCAACAATGCTTTCCGAATCAAATTCAAAAACATCAAACTGTTTGCAGTAACAACCACTTTTTCATGTTTGGTCAACATGACATGCACTTGATTCATGGCGGCATTCATTTTGGCAGATGGATGTTTCAACGCTTCTTCCTCATCATTCAATTTAGGATGCAATACCAAAGATGACAATTGTTTCAGGGCAATCATAAAGTTTTCTTTGTTCTGAGTCATTCGTTGTTCTGTTCGGATCCAGATTTTCTTTATGGCCAGCAATGTAGAATTGTAGAATTGCTTATCCTTTCCACTCAGAATGTTATCCACGAAGACTGTTCGATGTGTCAAAGCGGGTAAGACGTATGTCATGTCGCTCTCTTTCACGCGATTCACAAACACTTTGCAATTGTATTGCACCATTTTGGGATCGACTTTCTGAAAGTTTTCCATGCTGCTGAAATAATCCACGTTCAAATTTGCCAACTTCGATCGCGCATCCAATGCAAACAAAATACCGGCCATGTCACTGGGTTTGTTCAAGATGGGGGTTCCCGTCAAGCCTGCGGTTTTTATCGCTCCTCGACAGAGTCGATGCAGTGCATTGCCGATTTGAACTTTGCGTTCCACGTTGCATGCCACTTGCGCCTCATCGATGATCACAATTCCGTACGTGTTGGGCGGTGCATCCAACAAGGGTGAGCCATTCTCGCGCATATAACATCCCCGCCTTCGAGTATTCCCATAGACGTCTTCGTATTCTTCGCCTTCCTTGTCCCACACCCACCCTTTGCGAAACGCCGTCCCCACTAAACCGTGCGTAATGACGACGACATGACCGGCTCTGTGTTCTATCCACGTATCCAGCTCTTTGCCTGTTGTAATGTAGTGTACGTTTAAGTTGGAATATCGGTCGAAATGGAACTTCCATGTGGCATACATGGTACTGGATGGCACCACAACGATGCACGGTTCGGAGTGCTTCAAATGCAAACACCAGTGAGATACAGCTGCCACGGCAAACATGGTTTTCCCGGTGCCCATATCCCAGACATACAGCCGCGTGACACGCTGTTTGAGCTCTTCTTTGGATTCGACCGCTTTGTTGTCTTTGTTGGATCGATAGAGCAACTTGACACCAGTCGTTTGATGTTTGTCCAACTTGCAGTTCCTCAAATGATACGTTTCTGTTGTCACATCGCCGCCGCCTCGTCTTTTTTTCCTCGTGAAATTCTTCGCACAACGGATTGACATGGGATTTATACCTACCTTGCGACTAGAAATTTATTAAGGCCAAGAGAATGTATAGAGTAAAAAAATGTTATTTCATCATCGTTTGAGTAACAAAAATTGCGACAACAGGGCCTGACTTTTCCGTTCGTTTTCCTTTTCTTTTTGCATCGCCGCGTATTCACGCTGCATCATCCTCTCGCGGTGGATGCGCGCATTTTCCTGCAACATGCGCTGGGCTTCCAATTCGTTCAGCGGCGTGCCAATCGATGCGTCGCGTTCGCGGGCATAGCGGTCCACGGAAGTCCGCGACGGGGAGGGCACATAGTCCGTTTCACTCACGGCAAACATGGTCTGGTCTTTGTGCACTTTGCGCAAATCGTCGTATTTCAACTTGCTAAACACGTCGCTGCTCACATACTCGGTCTGACGTTGTGGGTTTTCGTCGTCGTCATCGTCGTCATACAGCGATGCCGTCCCCTGCGACACCACCATGTCTTGGACTCCGCGATAATGGGTCATGGCCACCGCCTGTTGTTGGGTTTTGATGGTATGAAATGCGTGACCCATGTCTTTGATATTGGCCACGCGGTCGGGGACTTTGGGGAGCACCGGGTCCGCTTGCGTAAACCACGCATTCCGTTGTGGGTCGGGTTTATGCATCGAACCCATCTCGTCAAAGAGTCGGTTGAACCGTGACTGAAAGTCGCCAGCGGACATGGTGTCGAGTTGCTGTTTCACCACGGTTTCGTCGGGTCTCGATGACGTCGGCAGACTCGGGACATAGTCTTTTACATTCTGCGTGGACTGTTGTTGGCGAGTTTGTTCTTGGTAAAAGGTCAGGACGACTTCGTAGGCTTGGCGATAAAACAGATAATACGACGACGGCAGACGCGACTGGTCCGGATGGGTCATCAACATTTTCTTCTTGGCCCTGCGCATGTCCTCCAACGAAATCTGATACGAGGCAATGTCAAATAGTGCCAGCAGTTCTTGCAACGAGTAGGATTCGACGTTGAGATTGTGGTGGTCTGCTGCTGCATTTTTCGTATTGCTAGCTGCGTACATTTGGTTTTCTTTGCGTTCTATTGCGATTAAAATTCCGTCTTCGGTGCCGCATCGATTTTCCCACAGGTGAAGTGAATGTCTGCTTGTCAACACATTGATATTTCCCGCCAAACGTTCGAACGTCGATGCAACCTTCTCTTACATTCCGCGCAACATAATTGCGTTTTTGAAAGGGTTGTCCATCCCTTTGTCCACGTAATTTTGCCGTTTGGTTTTTCCAATAATCATACGTTTGAGCTCCCATTTTCGCACCTTGCTTTCCTACGATGATGGAACCTGTACCCACTCCTTTGGCTACAGCAACGCTTGGTTTCACAAGCATTTTCCGTGTCCCCCATCCCAATCCTTTGGACAAGGTCGAATTGTAGACATTTTTGTTTAAGCCTTTTACAATTGTCGTGTTTCCAACAACATTTTTTATACGATTTAATGTTTTACTACGATTGAGTGCTCTTCCAACAACACCCCAACCCATTAGCTTAGTTGGATATTTTTTTTTTATAAACGTGTCTGGGTTGCGTTTAAACACCTCGGGATACACTTCATGGACACTTCTTCTTCTTCTTCTTCGGACGTGAACCCGACGCTCTTGACCTCTCTTCCTTCCGTCCAGGCATTTTCGGACTTGTTGCAGTCCAAGAATCCCGGGCTTGTGATTCTAAAGTTTGGTGCCGAGTGGTGCGGCCCGTGCAAACGCATCGAGCCTCTCGTCCACGGATGGTATGACAAGATTCAGAAAGACGTTTTTTTTTCCTCGCGGGTAGTCTGCGGCGTCATCGACGTCGACGAAAACTTTGAAGTCTATGGTTTCCTCAAGAGCAAACGCCGCATCAATGGTATCCCGGCCATCCTGTGTTATCACAAGGGCAACGTGAGTTACATACCCGATGACATGATGGCCGGTGCCGACGTGGACCAAGTCAATGCCCTGTTTGAGCGCAATTTGATGGCTTTGAAACAAAGAGTGTCGGGATAAATAAGGATGTAAAGACGAGCACCTTTGTAGAACCAACCAACACACATGCAAAACGGGCAATTGCTGAAGCCCGAGCAATTTTCGCAAAACGGGCAATTGCCTACCCCCCGCTACCCTCACTCTACGCCACTTTATGCGCCAGACGATTCCCTCATCACCCAGAGTCTGTACCTTCCTCTGGTACCTCGGAATGCCCGACGTCACTTGCCGGCCATATTTGAACAACATGTTGGCAAGGTGGAGCGCATCGACTGGTTTGGGCCCAAGGGAGCCTTTGTGCATTTTTCCATGTGGTATGACACGCCCGTGGCGGAAGACATGTTTGTGACCGTAGTCCAAGACAACCTCTCCTATCGACTGAAGTATGGATCCGGCCTCGAGGCTTACCTAATTTGCAGAAATCGCACGTGCTTTCCTATGCAAAACGGGCTTTCCGACAGGTACACGCTGAAGACCGTGCGATGTTTGCAAAACGGGCTTTCCGACAGGTACATGCGGAAGACCGTGCGATGTTTGTATCACGGTCCATATTCCGCCAAGCAACTCGCCGAGTTTGTCGACACATTGTCGACGGCCTATATTTACGGTCGTTGCAAGGAGAGTGTGTTGGTGCCAAAGCACATTCGGTTCGACGAGGACGGAACTCCGACAGTGGTGGAATACCGCGTCCTCCCGCAACCAAGTTCTCAGACTCCAGACAATCAAAAGAACAAGAATAAACTCGTCACCGAATATTCGTATTGGATGAATTTGCTTATTCGTGGTTCAAGTTAGTATTGTTGCAAAATGCGCAAGGCTTCCTCACATGCCACTTGTTCCGCCTTTTTCTTGATTTTGTGCATGCCTTCCCCCAGCAAGACCAGGATGCGTCGATGCACCGACATGTGTTGATGAATTGCATCAAATCCCCCCCGCGTCAAAAACGTCTTGGCATGGATGGCGTCTTCTCGCTTTGCCGCATAAATCGGCTGACCGAGACACAGATATACTCCCATGTGGTATCCACGGTCCACGTGGTACTCGCTGCATTCCAGGTAATCGGGCGTGACCTTGAACTCTTTTTGGATGCGGACCTGCAAAATGTTCTTGTAGTTGTCGTCATTCTTGATGAGATGAATCCAGTCCACATGCTTTTCAAACACGTTTTCCACAAAGACTTGCACCATTTGGAATCCCGGTCCTGTCAAAAACGTGTCTTTGAAATGCTCGTCCTGGACGGCGAGTTTGTTGCAGTCCAAAAACATGGCCCCCAAAAAGGCCTCGAACAGACAGCCCAATTTCTTCAGATTGGTGCGCGTCTGCTTGGCTTCGGCGTGTTTGGACAGAATGAGCCACTTGTGCAACCCCATTTCCAGTGCCATTTTGCCAATCGACTCATTTTTCACCAACGCAATCTTTTTTTCCGTCATGAACCCTTCATTCTCCTTGGGGAAACGGCGGTACAAGACGTACTTTGTGATGCATTCGAGGACACCGTCGCCCACAAACTCTAGCCGTTCGTTGGATTTGGTAAAGAGTCCCAGACAATCTTCCGGTTTTGGTGCCAGGACAATGTTGTTTTGCGCATTTTCGGCGTCGGGACGACGCAGATACGATTTGTGCACAAATGCCCGCTTGTATAGCTCAAAGTTGTGCACCGGCGCATTTACCCCGTACGTGTGAAGAATGGTCTGGATTTGATCCGTCGTAATCAACTGATTTTGTGGATTGTACGGGTCAAACACGAGCGTCTCTTCTCCATTTTCGTGCTTGACAATACGAACATCGTCTTCCAACATCGCATGGGTCTGCTGTGGCTGTTGCTGCTGCTGCTGCTGTTGCTGCAAGTCCTTGGGTTCCTTGGTCAAACTGGGCTCCTTTGTCGAATCCTTCGGCGATTCTTTGGCAACCGCCGGCGTTGAACTTTTCCGCACACGGTTCAACAAAAATGCCGAATGCTTCATCCCCGAGGTGCAAACCGATGTTGTATTTAGCCAATTATTTTTTATCTTTGACCAGAGTATAATGCCCAGTCCCAACAGCTCCAAAGCCAGCCGTTACAGTTTCGGGTCCAATAGCTCGACGAATAGAAACGTGGGAGGCGGAGAGCGCAAAGCCGGCCTTGTCCCCAACACCAACAAGTCCTACATCACGACCCTTTCGTACCGTGCCAATGGCCTTCCCCAGTCCGTCAGAACCATGATGTTCTTGGCCGACGGCGTTACACCCAATATCAGCACGGTCTGTGCCTCGCGTCCTTTGGGCAGCGATGTCCAGTTCAACATTTACTGGAAGTGCCCTGGTCTTCCTCGTTAAGCAATAGGGACTCCCATTTCACTCACTTTTCAAAAGTGCGTGAAAACCCACCTTTTTTCCTCTCGCGATGGGATATGTCGGTCTCGACAAGAATCTTAAAGAAAGACAATAACCTTGCAACACGTGCGATTAATGGGACACTTTAGTTTCTTGACACAAGATACAAACCGGTCATGTCTGATTTATGCCTACAGTGACAATTCTCGCACCTATTTTTTGCGAGATAATTTAGGAAGAATATGGTCAGAATCTCGGTATCGCGGTTACGGAGAGTTTGGCGGAAAAGAATTTTTCTTACTGTTGGCCGAGATGAACGGATGGGATATCCAACATCCCGCGTTGTCCGACGATGAATTGCGCGATTTGGCCATGGAACGGTACGACGACGCTGCAGATGGACGACGCGACGACGCAATACTTTGGCCCAACATTACCGAAGCAAAAGACGGGTGGACGTGGGTCAATGCCCGACCCCAGCTGTGTCCACATCAAGGTCTCGAAGAAGACACACCATAGAACACACCTTGTCTTGGCATGTCGACAAAGACGACGATTGCCTTGTTGCGGCAACATTTGAAACAGAAAATTCAGACGTCGACTGGAAACACACGAATTCGCTGTATCCAACAGTGGATGGAAACGGTGTCTTGCACGGACCATAGTCACATTATTCAGGAACCCCTGTTTGCGTTGCCCCATCGGGAGAAGAAGTGCGATGCCTGCGCTCTGACAAATGTGGATGAAGCCGCCACTTGTTTCACCTGCGACCGGCAGTTGGGTACCACCTGCGGATGTTTGGTGGATGTTCTTCCAGGAACGATGCGGGGAACATGTGTGTTGTGCGCATTCAAGGACAAATTCTTCTTGACCTGCGGCTGCGGTGTCGACGAGTGTTACAATTACTGGGGCATCAATCCCAAGTTGGACACGTATCACCGGTGTTGGAAACATAGACGTGCCGTTGCCGACCGGTGTGTCACCAAGGTCAAGTGCAAAAGCTGCCGCAACAAGGTGCCGTTTCCCTTTTGCGTAGACTGCGAATACCCCGTTCCGGATGTGGCCACCTGTGCAACGTGTCGTACATGGTCCATTGATAACTTTGTAAAATAAAAACTCGGTTAGCTCAGTTGGTTAGAGCATCAGTCTTATGAGCTGAGGGTCACGAGTTCAAGCCTCGTACCGAGTACCACCCCCCACACCCAAAAAGCTTCATGGTGCAACGGTGAGCACATTTCCTTTACACGGAAAAGATGGGGGTTCGATTCCCCCTGAGGCTAATCTGAAATTCTGCCCGCTAGAAAAGCACAGCATGTTTCGCGTCCGTGCGTGTCGGCGATGCACCACAGTTCTTTCAAAGTATCCATATCCATATCCAAAGCCAACAAGAATCGCAGAATTTCGACCTGTCCGTACTGGGCGGCAAACATGCAGCGCCGGTCCATGCCATGTTCCAACACATCAACCGTCGGAAGGTACGCATACAAGGCTTGCACACATGCAAATCGACCATGTCGAATGGCAAAGAGATATACATCCTCGTCCCAGCGGCCAATCATTTCATGAATGCGCTCCAAGACAAACGTGAGACAGGGAATATCATTGGCGAAAATGGCCGCCATGACCGACAAGACATTTATCGGAAAGTGGGCGACTTTCGACAATTGCGTCAACAGCTCCAGATTTCCCTGACTGGCTGCAAATATGCAGGGTAGAATAATGTTGGGATTGTCCTCATATTCAGATTCATCGAAAAGTCGCTTTCCCCACATCTCGAGCAGAAACTGAAACGTGTCCATGTGACCCCGCGACAGGGCCGCCAGAAACACGTTGACTCCGCCCACTTGTTGCTGCAATTCATCCTCTTTCTCGATGAACTGTAACACATGTACCTGACCATTGGCCGCAGCCAGTTCCGCAAGGGTCAGGTCCTCAAAGACGAAATCCGGAATACCTCCAAACAGTTTCAGATAATGGTCGTTGCGTTCTTCCAGGTGGTCGGTGATGGGCACCGGCAAAGACCATCGTTGGTAGTACGACGGATAATCGAAACACTTTTCGGGCCTATCCTCGTCCACGAGCAAACACTCCCACGGGTCATCTTGAATCCTGTGCGAGGTATAGGAATCCCACATGTCCGCATCCTGCGAATCTTCGTCGCGCAAATACTGCAAAATAGAGACGTGGCCGTAATAGGCGGCTGCCATCAACACGCGCGAATCCCAGGGACAACCCATGTCCACAAGACGACGAAACACGTCCAGGTGTCCGTACTTGACGGCGCACTCGCAGGTGGACTCGTCCGGTTCCTGTTCTGAAACGTGGGCAAATTGGTTCAACTCCTCGACAGAACCGGACTCGGCAATGGCGAGGTAGACCTTGGCCACGTCGTACGACACTGGAACTCGTAACATGCATTGGAATAGTTTACACGCACCTTGACGTGCGACTTCGACAATGTCCATGGTACAAACCAACTTTAACATGGACAAGCCTTCCAACGATGCCCCGCCGTTGGAGTGGCCTCCTTCAAAATGCTCCACCAGTACGGGCAGCTGTGTCTGAAACTCTCGACGCAACTTGGGCGACGCCACAATGGCCTCGTAGAATTCGTCGGGCACGTGGCCGCAGCCCCAGTAACGCAACGTTTCCAGAATTTGCATTCCATGCACAAACGATGTTGGAACCGTTTGTGCGTGGTAAAAACGCGCGGGGACGCAAATCGTCTCTTCCGACGTCGCGTCATCTTCCACCATCATGTTGTAATAATCGGAACCTACCAAATGGGCCGGTATCGCCGAGACGGACACGTGACAAACCACTGCATCCTGGTGCGACACGAGGTGCGACATGGGGTTGTACCCTGTAAAAGTTTTAAATTTCTTTAGAGCAAACCGGTAACGTGACTTTTGTTTTCCGAAACTTGAACTTGGTACACGCACTGCATACGTTGCCAACCTTGGCGGGGGCATTCAGACAAGATCCCGGGCGATGGCTTCCTTTTCCATTTTTCTCATTGCAGCCCGTAAAGGTGCAGCTACACGTCTTGACGCACTTGCTCTGCACATTTGTCGTGTCGCTATTTTCAACCACACTGTCATCATCCTCCTCAGTGACTCTCTTCGGACCCGTCGAGGCGTCGAGGAGCGCAAGACCCCGTAACTCGCCCATAAGCTCGCGCAAATCCTCGTCCACACCTTCATCTTTCTCCCTGATAACTTGTTGCAGAGCCTCGTGCAGAACCTTGCGTTCCTGTAGCAGAGTATCGAGCTCCTTCGCGCGCACTTTCTCGAATTCCTCCAGGTGCTCCTTCCACAGCGTCTCGCGCTCCTCATCGTGCTTCCGTTGCAGCGCCTCTCGCTCATTCTGGTGTTTGTCTTTAACTTTCTGAATCGCTTCCATCGTCGAATCACAATACGCTACTTGTGTTTGACAGTTTAACGGTTACCTTCTTCTGTTCACTTCGAGAAAAAAAGAAGAAGAATCGGACTCTTATAAAGTTCCAGCCTGTGGCTAGAAGACATCTACATACACGTACTGTAGAGTGGTACGTGTTTCACTTTGTTTGACCTTGCAGATCCATTTTTTTTTGTTCCAGAGTTGCGTGTGCCAGGTCGCTCCCGACTCTACCTCGACCACTACCGCGAAATCATGGAAGCGGAAGCCACACCTCTGGAGTGCGTGCTGTGCGGCAAGGATGCAGGGCGCTACGGGAACAACCCGCATCCGTTGAGCGAGATCGGGGTCTGCTGCGACGCGTGCAACTTTTCCAAGGTCGTTCCGACCCGCATGATACTGATGATGACCAGGAAAACGACCAACGTAGATACTACTACTACTACTACTACCAAGTAATACACTAAAAAAGTGGCATTTTTTCCGTTACCTGTAAACACAACTTGGCATTTACATAGACAAAGGAACGCGAAAAATATTACATAAAACATTTGAAAACAAACAAAACCTTTCGAAAATATATGAGATATTCCATATGTGCGACTCCTCCACATGCAGGGAGACGTTGTGGCCGCCGCTCAACGCGTCGAAAAAAATAGAAGGAAATCGCACCGATCAATGCGCTCGAGTAACCAACTACTTGGTGTCAAACTGTAAAATGACAGAATACATCATGTTTTTCTCAATTCATATCTTACATATCCACAAATTGCAGCCTTTTCAATCGCTTCTAGACTCCAAGGACAACCGTGTTTGTCTGCATATTCCAAACACTCGTAACCTTCACCATTATTTATTATGGATTCCAGTGCATAATCAATGATATGTATGCTACGCATGTAATCGCGATCCATCAGAAATTTCAAAATAGATAAACAGTTATAACTAGCAGCTTCTGCGCAAAACCAATAATCAAGTTCCTCATCCTCTTCATACCCAGTAAGGAAAGAATGTAGTAAAATGATTGTTTGTAAGTCATCCTCGCGAATCGCCGTGATAAAACAAATTCTTCGGTATCGACGGTTCAGAAATAGTCCACTTTGTGACAAATATACAAGAGAATCCATGTTTTTGTATGTCGTAGCAGCAAGGCAAGGTAAACCGTCCAAAGGAAAAATCTCCATTTTCTGAATAACTTCGAATAGTACAAGATCGTTACGAAGTGCCGCAATTACATAAGGCATACCGTCCACGATATCGTCTTGGTCATAGTCAACTTCATTGTTATACCACTCAACCAGGACTTTTTCTACGCAATCATAATGTCCGTTTGCAAATGCTGCAGTAAATGTCAATGGATTGAATTCGCAAACTGTACGACGGTCGTCTTCTTGGCGCGCATATAAAAAACGAAGGCAACCTGTATTTCCATTGGATGCAGCCAATTCACCGAGAGTTATGGGGACATCTTCTCCACACTTGTACCAGAAATTATAACTCTGGTCGATAAACTCTTCAAAAATCTCCTTGGGAGGAGTCCAACGAGTGTAGCCATCATATGTGAATGATTTTGTGAGATCGCATGGGCAATAACTAACGTATGCATACTCCAACACGTTGACATGACCATGAAATGCGGCGGCCATCATGGTTCGTGCATCCCAATTACACTTGCTGAAAATTTGCAAATGCCTTAGCGCATCTACATTGCCTACTTTGGCTGCACTTTCACATGTAGTTTCGTCGGGCCACATGAATTCATGGTAACTTCCATTTTCATACGCCATTTGACATACATCATGAAGATGCATCAACGAAACAATCGATCCTTGAGCTGCACAATTCCACAGTTCAGTGTCAATGAGAGCAGGATCAATTATTTTCATGACGCCCATGAAAAGTTCTTCCGAATCGTATCGGGTCGCCTTGCATGCAAGCTCGTACATGTCGCTCGTTTCCATGAACAATACCATATTATCCGTGTCTTCAAAATCGGGAAATTTTTCTTCCAAAATCTTGCTATTGCTCGGAATGGCAAGTTCAGAACGAAGGCTTGGATTTGACAGTATAGATTCGTAAAATTCGGCCCGAATTCTCGCTCCCCAATATTGGAAAATGTTGAAAATATGCAAGACATCTTGAAAAGTTTTGGGTTCAAAATTATCACCAAAAAACTCTTCCGGAACGCAAATGGTCGCGTCCTCGGGAACGCAAGTCGTGGAATCGTCAATGTCCAACATGTACTTGTAATAAATCGTGTTGACCAATACCTCCGGGAGGTCGGCGACACGTATGGTCAACATGGAGTGTGCCAACCGGTGTGTTTTTACTACTAATTAATTTTTTAAACTGGGACGTCGATTCCTCAAGAGAACGATTCCATGAACGATTTGAAAGGAATGACTCATTCTTGAATGTTGGAATTTGGCCAGCTATCCAACATGTAGTTGTAATAAATCGTGTTGACCAATACTCCGGGATGTCGGATACATGGAGGTGGTGGGACTAGATGTTTTTGATCTCGTCCGGAAGCGCTATACCTTCAGTCAGACCATGGACAATCCCACCTCGGTCCGCACTCCGTGTGCGAAAGAGGGATGTAAGAGATTCAAATGCGAAGAAAACAATTATTGTTTGAAACATAAACTTTGCGTGATTATCGATGCAGCCGCAGCCGCAGGCAAGAAAATTTGTTCGAAAAATGGATGCCACGTTCAAATCGATTTGAATTATGAATACAAGCAATGCGATGGTTGTCGTGAAGCTGAACGCGTGAAAGATAACGCCAAACGTTCAGCAGCAGCGGAGGTTGCTGCTGCGCAACTTGCAGCGGGTGCCCCCGAGAAGACATGTCCTACCTGTCGCAAAGTTTTTCCCATGGAAATGTTTCAGGGCGAAAAAGCGGGTGTAACTACCAAGACATGCCGCCCATGCCGTGACGACAACAAGAAACAAGATGCATTACGCGATCGTGAACACCGCAATGCCTTGGCGCGCATCGCCTCCGCAAAGCCTGAATTCAAACAGAAGAAACGGGCCTACCGCGATGAAACTCACGAAAAAATGGTACAGTATGACTTGACTTCTAAAGCGCGTCGTTTGGAGAATCTGGGTCCAGATGGGTTTTTGGCATACTACGCTGCTCAACAAGCAGTTTGGCGCGCCAAGAATCCAGAAAAATATGCTGCTTTCAACGAAAAACGCCGCACCAATTTGCACGAGTTTTTCAATGCAAATTATATCCGGCCATCAAAAAACAAAAATTTGGAATTTACGATTACTGAACAAGATTTTGCATCGATTGCAATTAATCCGTGTTTTTATTGTGGTACGATGGAGAAAATTATGGTTGATGGTAAAATGGTCGAACGTGGATTTAATGGACTTGATCGCATGGACCAGACTCGTGGGTATATTTGGGACAATTGTGTGAGCGCATGTAAAATGTGCAATCGCATGAAGAAATCACTTCATATCGATGTTTTTCTGAAACGCGTCGAACATATGATCTCATTTAACTTTCCATCGGAAGTCGACGCGAAACTGTTTCCCGAAGTGTTTACTGATCATGCCGGTTGCTCATACCGTGACTATGAACGCAAAGCAGAAAACTATGGTCGCGAATTTTCACTTTCTCGCGACCAAGTGCATTCATTGATGCATAGTGCATGCTACTTGTGTGCAAAATGCCCAACTGCGTATCACAAGAACGGTATCGATCGTTTTGACTCGTCCATTGGATATGTCATTGAAAACTGTCGGCCTTGTTGTGGTGAGTGCAACTACATGAAAAACAACTACGTGTATCAAGAATTCATGCTTAAGCTATCAACCATATACCACCATCGCATTCTTCATGACAAGAGGACTGTTACTTATGACCAGGATCTCACAAATTCATTTGTCGAGGTTACTCCAGTGGAGTTTGAAGTTACCAGCATCATGCAGCGATCGCAGAAAAAGTCAAAAGAGGAAATTAGTGAAAACGCTCGTATTCGGCAGCAACAAAAGCGCGAACGTTTGCTCAATACTCTAGGCAGCGAAGAGTATCGCCGCAAACACGCCGCAGATGTTGCTGCAAATCGTCGCAAGAAGAAGGAGAAAAATGCCGTGGAAGAGTCACATGACTAGTAGAGAGGTTGTGTTGTATTTTTGTATTTTGTTAATAAACTGACGCCTAAAAAGAAGTAGCCAAAGTCGCACAACAGTATTGATGCGCTGTAGAAAAACTAAAACAAATGAAAAAAGAATAAATATTAATTTGAAGCAGTTTCCAAATTAATATTTATTTCGCCGTATCGAGGCCCTTATTTTAAGATAAAATAAATGTGAACGTGTATGTCACAATCCAGCCATCCCTTTCGTCAATTTGAGTAGGCTTGACCAGCCATACCTGACATGACGCGGAGGACGTTGTAGTTGACGGCGTAGACGCGGACCTTGGCAGTGGAGGTACCGGAGACGGTGGGAGCCGAGAGCACGAGCTGGAGGGTGGCATTGTCAATGCGCGAAAAGTTGCATGACCCGGATGGCTGGTGCTCCTCGGGTCTCAAGGCAAAAGAATACACATTGATTCCCGTGTCAGGGGCACGGGTGTGGTGCTGGAAAGGCTGCACCACGTCGAAATAGGAGCCTTCGCGCTCGGAGAAGCGGTCCTGGCCGTTGAGCTGGAGCTTGGCCGTGACGACGGGGTTCTGGCCCCAGCAGTGCATGTCGAGGGCAGTCTCGGCGAGGACAAACGTGCCGGCATCGGACACGAAGGAGCCGGAGGCAGTCGTGGCAGCAGACTGCGTGGTCTGATTGTTCTGTGTGGAAAAGGTGACGGGGTCAAACGCGCCGTAGGTGCCGTTACCCCAGGACTGGTTGACGTTGAGGCCGCCTGGAGGACCGGAGAGGGGAGTGGCCGTGGAGTTTGCATTAAGACCGGTCGTAAGCGCGGGGCTAATCGTGAGAGTTGGCCCGGTGGTTGCTGTCCCAGCGGCAGACGCGGTAACGGTGACATATCCAGCAAAGGTAGAACCACCGTTGTTAAGTGCGAGGACGGTACCAACAGCAGGAGCCGTGGCAGTAGAAGCAAGGGTGATAGAGGAACCAGCCACAGTGGCAGCAGGGATGGAGAGAGCCGTGCCGAAAATAGCACCAGCACCATCGGTGGCACCGGCCATCTGGAAGAGACCCGCGGGGTTGATGAAGGCGTTGGCGCCTTGCGTCTCGGCGGGGCCGCCAAAGGCGTGGATGGCGTTGGGAAGGGCATCGATGGCGTCCGTGTAGTTGAAAGGCTGGGCGCCAAGGGTACGGAACAGGGTGGTCCCTGCCAACAGGGAGGAGCAATAGTCGACGTTCGCATCGGGCTGCACGACCCACACCAATTCCTTGCAGGGATGGTTAAAATTAAGTTTTATCTTGTTACTGGAGGACCCTACGCTCTCGTCGCCGGTAAATTGAAGCTGTTCGATCAAATATTCGTGGGGGTTCTGAGCCATTTTGCGCCTCTCGTCCGTGTCAAGGAACACGTAGTCGATGTAAAGTGAGGCAGCGACGAGGGACTGCTGGTAGGCCTGGGTGACGGACACGGACGTGTTGCCGGTGGTGGCGTCCAAGTTGGACACGGCCCAGAGGCACTCGCCGATGGGACGGAAATCAATGTTGAACTTGACTTCGTGATATTGCAAGGCTATTAAAGGCAAGGCAAGGCCGGGGTTCTTGCAAAACCAGAAGAGGAGGGGAATGTAGAGGGTGGTCTCGGGAAGAGCATTGCGGGGGGCACACACCTGGGCAGGGCCGGAAGAAGAAGCGCAAGGGCCCGTGATACCCGCAAACGTGGGATCCGTGATGTACGTGAGGGCCGTGGTGTGACCAATCATCTTCCAGTAGCCACGCTGCTGGGCGGCAGACATGGTCATCTGGTTCCAGATGTGCATCCAGTCACCGTACTGGCGGTCAATGCGCTGACCACCAATCTCCACCTCCACCTGCGAGATGAGCTGCTCACCAATGTAGTCCAACCAACGGGCATACACACCGCGATTCGCACCACCCGCCTGGGAAGCCAAGGGAACCATGTTCTGGTTAATCTCGGGAAGCACGACCTGGAGGTACGTGCGGTAGGCGAGGTCACCGTTGCGGGACACCGTGCAGGTCACGCGGCGACCAAAATCGGCCTGGCCCGAAAACGTCTGCTCGATGGACTCCATGGCAAAGTTGGTGTGGCGGCGGTAGGACACCTTCCAGAAGGTGATTTCGGGGGTACCCGTGAGGAAAACGTCCTGGGCGCCGTAGGCGACAAGTTGCATAAGAGCTCCACCCATGTTTGTGTGGTCTTATATACCTCCTAAAAGAAAAAAATTTCGGAGAAAAAATGAATTAAAACGTATCGATATTTTGTTCATGTATCCACAGGTTTTCATCGGCACACGCTCTATCGTGTAGCGATGCGATGCAATGAGAGGGAACGAGACGACGCTTCATCGTTGGGTCACAACATGCCATCCACGATTTATGCCTAAAATGGATATAAAACCAAGACGCTCTGGTGGATTATACGACGACGATGGAACTACAATTGCACGATGGCGATGAATTATTTCAAATCATGAAATCGAAAATGACGACGGAGCAGGAACAAATGTTTTTGCTTAGTCATTATTTGTATCTAGAACATGGTGCCGACAGCACTGCGTTTGTGGTGGATTTTGACATGGTTTGGAAAAGTGTAGAGTTTACGACCCGAGGAAATGCAAAACGTATTTTGGTTAAAAAATTTGCGGAGAATGTTGACTATACGATTATTGTGTGCGGAAAAACGTCAGCTGGAATCGATGACACGTCTGCTGGAGCGAGATTGTGTGACGAAACGAGTGTTGAAAATATAAAATCTCACTTGGATGAAGCTGCTTATCAATCGGGAGGAGCTGCTTATCAATCAGGAGAAAACGCTTATCAATCGGGAGGAACTGCTTATCAATCAGGAGAAAACGCTTATCAATCGGGAGGAACTGCTTATCAATCAGGAGAAAACGCTTATCAATCGGGAAAGGCGACTTGGTGTGACGAAACGAGTGTAGCAAAGGTACACGGAGGGCAAAACAAAGAGCAGATTTTATTGACGGTCGATTGTTTCAAACAGTTTTGTTTCATAGCAGCAACACCTAAGGCGAAAGAAATTCGCAATTACTACATCAAAATGGAAAACATTATGCACGAATATTACAAAAAATTTAACAATGAACTAAAACACGCATTGCAACTGTCACAAATTGATGCTGCATTGGAAAGACACCAAGTATTGATTGAAACGAATAAAAACAAATGGCTTGTATATTTTTGTAAAATTAAATCTTTTGAAGATGGAAGTTTCATATTGAAAGTCGGAGAAACAATTGATATTAAAAACAGAATGGAAGCACTCAAGTCTGACTTTGGCATGAATATCCGGGTATTAGATGTATTTGTGTGTGAAAATAGTATTAAATTTGAAAAATCGTTGCATAGTAGTAGCAAACTTGTAAAGTATAGATACCATCAATTGGAACGTAAAAATAAAAAGTTTTCCACGGAAGCCTATCGCATTCCCAACCGAAAAGAATATGAAAAGATTGTGAGTTTTGCAAAAGAAGAAATGAATAAATATAATAATATTGAGATTACCAAATTAAGCATTGTTTCGTCATTGATTCCATTGTGTAAGAATTACGAAGAGGTAATGAGTGTACTTGATAAAATATCATCCTCGTGGGCGTCAAGCAGTAACGTCGAAATTCCTCCAAACAATGTCCAATTCCAAACAAGGTCCGATTCAGAACACACTGCGAATGACGAAGAAGATGAAAGTATGGACGAAGAAACTCCATCGCCGAGCACAGCAAACGCGAATGGGCCAATCGTTCAAATCTATCATAAAGATGACCTGAACACCGTTGTTAACGTGTATATGAGTATCATGGAGGCAACCAGAGATTTCAACTACAACAATAAAACTGCTTCATACACGGCGATTAAAAAAGCCTATCAGTGTAACACAATTTATTTGGATTACAGATGGAACTTTATATTCGACCGCGCAGAACAGGATTTAGATAAACCGCGAATGATTGGCGAGACGATAGTCACACGGGAAAAAAATCAAGGACAGGTTGCTATGTTAAACTTGGATAAAACTAAAATTATCAAGGTTTTTAGAATTGCAAAAGATGCAGCGAAAGAAATTTTACAACATCCATCTGCAATGTGTTTTGCTATTAAGCACTCATCTCCTTTGAGTAATCATTACTGGATGCGTTTGAAACACGTTGACGCTTCGCTTCAGCGTGCCTACTTAGAATCCAACATCATACCGCAAAAACAAAAAAATATCCGAGGTACACAAATTAAATTAGTAAATCCAACAACGAATGAACTCATTAAAACATTTTCATCTTATACCGAAATCCAGAAAGAGCTGAAAATTTCTATGAGAAAAATAAGAGAATGCATTGAGACGAATTCGGTATGTAGAGGAAAATATAAATTTGTCAAGTGTAGTTCTTAAAGTTTTGAAACAAAGAACTGTAACTTGTTTATATTCAAATTGGAATTTTCGAAATAATTTTAAATCAGCAGGTGTCCAACGCCGCCCTATGCTTCTTGGATTTAATGGATTTTTCCACATATATCCCACATGAACAGCATTTGGATGTTTCTTGGCTAATGCTCGGAGGGCTTCTATAAGTTCTTCTTTTTTCATTCTACTGTACATCAAGAATTGATTTTACTGGCGTTCGACGTTCTATGAGAAAGGCCGGTATTCATCGTTTGTGTTCCATGTAACTTGCCGCTAAACGATGCGCTTCGTCTAACAGAGAAAATATGGATATAAAGATTCGTGTTCCTACACATCAAAGCACACATGGCTGCCGCAAAAGCCGCCGCTGCGGCGAAAAAGTCCCTCTTTTCCATTGACGAAAAGCACAGCGATATGATGGCCGAGTTTCATCGCGACGAAACGACGACGATTCCCCAACTCCGCGACGAAATTGCCGTGTGTCGAGCCACACTTCACGCCTTGGCCGAGGAAGACGGCCATGTCATTGACCGCGCTATGGAATGCAAAGACCAGATTCAAAAGAAACTGGCACAAATCCAGCAACTCCACGCCAAGAAGAAGACGTACTTGTTGCAAAATTCGCGATTTATTTTCGATTATTTCGAACAAAAGAAGCAAATCTCCAATGTCTCGGAACCCAAACAAGTCAATGTCCTGAACTCTTTTTTCAAAATCAAATCCACCACGACGGGCGACCGCGAAGATGTCGGCCAAAGTTCCACCTATGCCCAATCCCGCAAATTCTATCAACAATACTGGAAAAACGTCAATCGCGACTATTTGAATCCCCAGGACTTTGTTCTCACGTCCGACCGATGTCCCTTTTGCGAATGCGGCGAAATGGTGCCACAGGAAGAAGACGGCATCTTGATTTGCAACGACCCCACCTGCGGTAAATTCGTCATGCACATGGTCGACCACGCCAAACCTAATAACAAGGAACCCCCCAATGAAGTCTCATACACTGCCTATATTCGTCTCAATCATTTCAAAGAAATCTTGTCGCAATTCCAGGCCAAGGAAACGACGCAAATCCCCACCGAGGTCATTGACAAAATTCGCGCACGCATCAAAAAGGAACGCATCACCGACATCAGCAAAATCAATTACGACAAAATGCGCGAGATTCTACGCAAACTCGGTCTCAACAAATACTTTGAACACATTCAATTCATTAATTCCATGTTTGGCATCAAACCCCCCGTCATGACCGAAGAATTGCACGAAACCTTGTGTGTGCTTTTCATCGAAATCCAACAACCGTGGGCCATTCACTGTCCACCCAATCGCACCAATTTTTTCAACTATACCTATACCTTGTACCAACTGTGCGTTTTGTTGGACCAGACCCAATATCTGCCCTACATTCCCATGATGAAGGACCGCGAAAAACAATGCGAACAGGACATTATTTGGCAAAAAGTGTGCAATGATTTGGATTGGGCATACTTTCCCACCATTTAGGCCTTGGCATCCATTCCTCCTTTAGTCGAAAATAATAATCTGCGTTTAGTTCATGCATTTGGCCATGATGAATCCGTTCATGTTCTTGTATGCGTTTGTCCTCTTCTTTGTCTTGACACCCGGCGTGCTCGTGTACTTGCCCCCCAAGAGCGGCAAGATGACCGTCGCCTTGACGCACGCCCTCGTCTTTGCCGCGATTTGGACCCTCACCCACAAGATGGTGTGGCAGGCCACCAACGGTTTGTTGGAGGGTATGCATGTAGCGGCAGCACCGAAACCTGCTCACGCGTAATCATTGATATTGTTTGTTTTGTTTCAATATCAATGTTGTGTTGCGATGCGATAAATTCAATCCTTGCAGAGTCTACCCGATGACGTTTTTTAGGATAAAAGCGCGAATCAGTTTCTGCTCTCGTAACACATCCAATGTTCGCGGCGTCAAGACCCGTTTCGAAAAGTCTCCCACCGGCGTCCATTGACAATTCCAGTCCAGTCGGCCATATCGCGCGGTCCAGGTGCGATGCAGTTTCGCAAGGACATCCTTGACCTTTCGATGTCTCCGGTGACGAATTCCAAACACGCGTTCATACAGGGCGCATTCCTCTGCGGTCAACGCATAGTCGGACCCATGGACGAGACAATGTAGAGCCAGTCGATTCCAGTCCTCTTGGAAAATCGGATTGCTTTCTTCAAACCGGTCATCTTTGTCATCCAACACGACGTCCATCAGTACTGCCAACACGTTCCAGATTTCCCTCATCTGTTCCGGTTCCGTCACATGGTCCAAAAATCGAATCTCAATCCCGTGGTTGTGATGTTTGTGGAAATTCAAGTCCATTCCAATCTCCGCGTTGTTGTCCAAGCCATGCAGATAGGCACCGTTTTCTTCCTCGGACAACATGTGAAACCATTGCTTTCCACTCTTAGGAAATGGCCCCGTGTTGTGTTTCCCCGTCAACATGACGTCACTATTGTACGTGCCCATGCTCACATACCGCGATACAGCACACCGTTGCGAGGCTTTCGAAAACACGGAGGTCGAATTGTTTGCAACGCGGGCAAACGGGTCCCCCGAACCATAGACGGCCACCAGCAAGGGTTCTATCCACTGGATGGCCCGGACTGCTCGTTGATGTTCTCGTGTAAACCGCGGCATGTCCACAATCCGACAATGCTCGTCCAACAGCGTCGGTAATGTCAGATTAAAATGCATCGTGCCATTGTTGAACATACTTACGTGATTCAGATTCGTCATGTATTTCGCAAATGGATAATTTTTCTGCATGATGCGAATGGGTCCTGCAAAAAAGGGGTGTTTTTGCGGAAGGGAGACTAGGGCGGCATTCAAGTGTCTTACAAAGGTGCGCTCCGTGTCGGCCAGTTCCTGGACAACGTCGTCGACGGTGGTATTGAAAAATGCCAACGTGTTAAATTCCATCGTGTCACCATCAAACAACCATTCGCGGTTGTACGTTTCGACAAAGTACGGATCCGCCGCTTGCAACGATTCCAACAGCGTCTTGCCTGAAAATGTGGGATTGGGCGGTGTTGTTTTGGAATACACCGTTTGGGCTTCATTGTGAATGTCCGTTTTCAGAAAACTGTGCGACTTGACCAACACCGGAACTTCTACGTATTCGAGGGGGTGCAAGGGATTCACTTGTTGGTGTGGTTCCGATGACGTTTCGGACAATAGCCATTCCTGAACGGCTGCTTCATAGACGCCGGGACGGTAACTGTCGCGAAGGTAGTTGTGACTGTACCGTTCAGGTTTCGTGTGCGTGAGGAAATGCGATTTCAGGACGTGCATCTTGGGGTACACTTCCAAGTAGACTTCGTGTTCGATGCCTAGACCCCAGTACACTTGGCTCGGTTGATATCTAAGGCGATACTTGGCATGTTTTGCGTTGGGACATCCTTTGTTTTCTTGCGGCATATATATACTCGCCAAAGATTTTATGCAAAACGGGCTTTCCGACAGGTACATGCTGAAGCCCGAGCCATTTTTGCAACAACGCTACAACGTCATCTTTCTACGCGCAGAAACTGCAGACCATGAATATCGCACACCCATCGTACCCAACGACATTCCAACACTCCTCGACCATGGCTTCACCGTGTGGGTCCAACGTTCTTCTACACGCGCATTCTCCGACCAAGAATTCGCCGACCGGGGAGCACTCTTGACCTCGCTTTGTTGGAATGAATTTCATCCCGAATCGGTCACGACGTCGGATCTGCGGCCTCTCGTTGTTGGACTCAAAGACATTCACGTCGACTTCATGGACGGACACCATCACATGTACTTTTCGCACAGTTACAAGGGCCAACGCGGCGCGCCAGATATTTTGCGCGCCTTTCGACGCGGTGGCATGTTGTGGGACGTGGAATATTTTCTCAAACGCCGCAGCAGCGGCTGCATCGTGGATGACGTTGAGAACCAAAAACTGGTCACACGTTGCCTTTCCTTTGGATTCTATGCCGGAATCTGCGGCTGCATTCTCGGACTCTTGCAATTGCAAGCATCACACGGGCGCAGCAGCGCATACCTGTCGGAAAGGCCCGTTTTGCACGAATCTCTACCCACACCCACACCCCTCCAACCGTGGGACAGTCTCGCAGCAGCCTTGGAAAAGGTACGTCGTAGTGGTGGAATCGCAAATCATCACAGGATTGCCGTTCTTGGACCCGACGGCGAATGCGGTCGGGGGGTCCGTCATGTCCTTCATGAACTCGGTCTCTCTGCCACCTTGTTGGGGAGAATGGACTCGAAACGGGACTTGGGCAACCACCATTTGATACTCAATTGCATCAAATTGGATGAAACGCAAGATGAACTCTGGGACATTACGCCGCTTGGAACAACATCGTCGTCGTCGGTCCTCCTCGTGGACGTCAGCTGCGATGTCACCAAACCCAACCATCCCTTTCGGCATCTCTATACCACCGAAACCACCTGGAACGAACCCGTGAACCACGTCACCGTCGTCGGTGGGAAACTCGACGTAATCTGCATCTCCAATCTTCCCTCTCTCTTGCCGCGCGACAGCTCCACCTACTTCAGTCGACACTGTGTGCCTCTGTTGACGCATCCCGAAGACCACGCGTTTTCTTGGCAGTCCTGTCATCAGGCATTCCTTCATCATGTCGCACGCACCTAGGTGACAACTTATTGGTACGAAGGCAATGCATCCAAATCCATCACTTCGTCGGCGTGCACCTCGTTGTCCACTCCGTCGGTCATCACATAGCGACGAAACAATGCAAATTCCAACTGGGCTTCCGGCGTATGACGGTGCACCGTGCGGGCAATCATCTTGTACAATTTGAAATTGGGGTACCGGTCGTCGCCATTCCGTTTATAGAGCACATTGTGTTTCCGGTCATCTTGGCACCATCGCCGGATGGTGCGTTGCAACGCATCCATATCCGACACTTCCGTATCCAAGTCCATGACGAAATCAAACAGGGACACGCCCAAACGACAGAGGTCGAAACTGGGATTCGGTTCCAATACAGGTTTTGCCGGATTCAAAAACGGACCAAAGTTGTATTGCGTCGCGGCGTCGCCCTTGGGGAAAAAACTGTCGCTGCAAAAGAGATGTCCCTGAAACGTGTAAATGCTGCGACCGAAATCAATGATTTTGTAAATGCGGCCATGTGTTGGGACGCGATACACCTGGGCGTTGTACCGATAAAACAAATACTTGCGATCCGTGTTCACATACATGATATTGTTGGTATGCAAATCATTGTGTGTAAATCCAAAAGCCCGCTGGTAGGCAATGAGTGTAAAAATAACTTGCAGCAGGGCACTCGCACCTTGGTCGAGGTCCATGTTGCCTTCCGCAAATAACTGGTCCAGTGTACCATCGCACTTTTCCATACAAATCATTTGGCAAGGAAAGTTGTAAATGAATCCTTGCGTTTCTTCCACAGATTCGTCCGAATATTCGTCGTCGTTTTCGTCGTCGTCGTCCGTCCAATCTTCGTCTTCGTCGTTCGAAACCAAGTGTTCGAGAGTTTCGTCCTCAGCCTCGTCCTCGTCGTCCTCTTCGGACTCGCTGCTATAGTTCAATTCACTGTCGGAATCACTGTCCTCCGAGGTTGGGAGATGTAGTGGCGCCGACGACTCTTCCTTGGAATAAATCGACTCCAATGCATCTGCTGCTGCTGCCTGGACGATATCCTCGTCACCGTCCAAACATAAGACATCGTCCAACAAGGCATCTTCGACCACATCAATCTTTTTCTTGTTTCGACGCGACCCACCAATCGCATTCAGGCCACTCTCCGATTGCAAAGATTCGTGATGGCCTGGCACGGAAAACCGTTTGCCCAAATTTTCCAAAAAGTATCGCGAACCACGGAGATGCTCCAAGTCGTCTGCCACATTCAACTTGAATTTGCGTTGGATGCCCAGGTACGAACCGTAATACGAAATGCCGTTTACAAATCCGTGCTTTTCCAACAGCATGTTCGAGAGGGAATTGAAAAAACAGTCCACGTAGGCCGCATTGCAGGGGTCTGCAATCTTGGGATGGACGCGATTCACGGTGGCAGTAGCATACGGTTGCGGGAGCGCGGTCAATGATGTTTCCGTAATTTCATCCTGCGCATATTTTCCAATCATGTAGGCGTACGGGTCCAACAGTGGCGAAAATTTGAAATGAATCTCACGATTCTCCACGGCTGTTGTTGGTATTTCCGTCGATCTACAGAGGCGAACATGGTCCACATCGACCACTTCATAGGCATGGTCCAGTGTCACCGTGTCGAGACCCGAATTCAAAAACCTCTCGGAAAATAGTGTCGAGTACACCGGATTGTACCGCTGCAATCCTTGGATGTCAAACGGATTGTAGTCCTCGACGTCGACCATCGTAGCAGCGTCACCTAACGTTTCCAAGGCATATTGGGCTCGCAAGGAAGCAATATCCAACAATTCTGTCGTACTGCGAGGTTGCAACGACGACATTTTTAATTCTAGAGGAATCTTTTTAACAAGATGAACGTATACTGCTATTGCTTTAGCACGTGCATTCGCGCGCGTGCATTCTTCCAAAACGTTCTCTCCCGTTCTGTGTATAATACCGGTCCGTGGGCCTTCTTTCCTAAACTTTTGAAAATGGCATCGCTCGAACTCAAAAAATTTGACATGCGTTGGATTACTTTCAAACCCGATGAAAACAAGGGTCCCGTCATTGTCCTCATTGGTCGTCGCGATACCGGCAAGTCATTTTTGGTCCGGGATTTACTCTATCACCACCAAGGGATACCCATCGGCACCGTCATTTCCGGGACGGAAGCCGGCAACGGGTTTTATTCCGCCCATGTGCCCAAACTCTTTATTCACGAAGAATACAATACGGTGCTCATCGAGAATGTGCTACGTCGCCAAAAGGCCGTCTTGAAACAGATGAACAAGGAAATGGAAACTTACAAGCGGACCTCCATTGACCCTCGCACTTTCGTCATTCTCGATGATTGTCTCTACGACAACACCTGGTCCCGTGACAAAATGATGCGACTCCTCTTTATGAATGGGAGACATTGGAAGGTCATGTTAATCATTACTATGCAGTACCCGCTCGGAATTCCGCCAAATCTTCGCACCAACATCGACTACGTGTTTATCCTTCGCGAGCCCTATTTTGCAAATCGTGAGCGCATCTGGAAAAACTATGCCTCCATGTTTCCCACCTTGGAATCCTTTTGTACCGTCATGGACCAGACCACGGAGAATTTCGAGTGTCTCGTCATCAACAACAATGCCAAGTCCAACAAACTGCAAGATGCCGTCTTCTGGTACAAGGCCGAAACACGACCCGATTTCAAGCTGGGATCCAAGGAATTTTGGGAGATTAGCAAAGGTATGGGCTCCGACGACGAGGACGAGGCCTATGACCCTTCCAAGGGCAAGAAGCGCTCCGGACCCGCCATCAATGTGAAGAAAACCACGGGGTCAAAGTGGTAAACATGACACATATCGATATATTTGTTACTAATCCAGTAACACAAATCTTGCTCTCCTTTATAGGAGAGCAAGATGTATATGAATCGTCATGCAAAGTATGAGTCCAAGCGACAACTCTTAAGAGCGATAAAAATAGCTTACCCAACGTGTCACATCATGTTCGCTCTTCTTAAATGCAAAGCGAAACCGTTTATGAACTTTCAGATTATTGTTTGCCGACCTGATTACGCACATCCGATAACACACGTTTTCGTAAACCGAAAACGATATAAAGACGTGTCGAGGTAATTAAAAAAATGGACGCGTCCATGAACATTGTGACTTTGATTGAGTCATCACCCATCAGTCGTTTGTCCGCAACATACAACAACAGATTTCTTACCAAGATTCAACAACAATTTTCAGACCAGCATCAACAACTATTTGTTGCATCTTTTTATTATTTTTTGAATTTTCATCCAAGGAACGATTTTACTATTAATTTTGATGATATTTGGTCATGGATGGGATTTTCACAGAAAATTAACGCAAAGCGAGTTCTAGAGAAAAATTTTGTATTGGACACCGACTACAAAATCGTTACGAATACTGAAAATGTGCTGTTGCGCGGGGGTCAAAATCGTCAAATCATCATGTTGAATGTGTATACTTTCAAACTGTTTTGCATCAAGTCAGAGACCTCCAAAGCCAAACAAATTCATGATTATTTTGTCAAATTGGAATTTTTGTTACACGAAATTGTTCAGGAGGAAACGAATGAGCTCAAAGAGCAACTTGACCAACTAAAAATTCAAAATCAACAGCAACAGCAAGAAATGGAACTCATGCAAGTTTCGCGAAAAATTCCTACAATTTATATTTACAACACTGATCATCGTATTGCACACAAACCTTTGCTCAAAATTGGCGTTACTCAATGTTTGGTGGATCGCATCAAACCTTACAAAACAACCCATCCTTATGGAAAAGTCATTTTTCATGAGGAAGTTGATCGTCAAATCAATATTAAAACAATGGAACACTCGATTCACAGTCGTTTGTCTCAATTCAAAGTGCAAGGTGAAGTTTTTCGTCTTGATGTGGAAGAGGCAATTACGTGTGTCATTGTCGAACACAAGCTCTCTAAATTATTCCTTAATACAAATGATGCGGAGCGCAAACATGAAATTAAGAAATTGCATGATGAGTTTGCGCAAACAAATGATTCTGTCAAGATTTTGCATACACGTGAAGTGTCGACTCAAACGGATGTAAATGAAATGGATCCAACCACTCCACAACCTTTAATTCAGGGAAACATTGAATTAATTGCGAAATTTGAAAATTATGTCCAAGAACATTGCATTGTGAGACACGATGTTCAATGTTCGGCGAAAGATATTATTGGTCAATATCGCATTCTGAGCCGAGAAGCAAGGCGTGAAATTACACAGGCATTGACCGATTATCTGAGACAACGTTTTGTATATGGTCGATTGAAAATGGATGATGATTCTGTTATTATGGGGTTCACTGGTATCATGTTGAAAAATCTTCATTATTCAAAGGGATTCGCGGAAACCGACGAAGAAACATTTGTTTTTGAACGTTGCGTATTTTCTCCGTCTGGAACCGCACTCTACAAAGACATTTGCAACGAGTACGCGTCGTGGAAACAAAATGTCGGTAAACCGATTCGTGCAGTTGAAGACGAAATAAACTTGAAACATTACTTGAAAAATTGTCCATATCTTCTCTTTGAGACTGTATGGGCACCTGGTGGTAACGGACAAGGATATTATGGTTTACGCCTGAAACGAGACATGAAATCGCATCAGCGAACATCTTCAACAGCTGCAAAAGTCGTAAAAAAAGATTCGAATACTGGTCAGATATTAATGAATTATGACACCATTGCACAGGCAGCATCATTTGAAGGAATTTCTGCGGCAAAAATGAGCCGCTGTATTAAAAATAACGTAGTGTTTAGTGATAATTATTATTATTCAAAACATCATTAATTTGAACACGCCCCGCTCGGAATTCCGCCAAATCTTCGCACCAACATCGACTACGTGTTTATCCTTCGCGAGCCCTATTTTGCAAATCGTGAGCGCATCTGGAAAAACTATGCCTCCATGTTTCCCACCTTGGAATCCTTTTGCACCGTCATGGACCAGACCACGGAGAATTTCGAGTGTCTGGTCATCAACAACAACGCCAAGTCCAACAAACTGCAGGATGCCGTCTTCTGGTACAAGGCCGAGACACGACCCGATTTCAAGCTGGGATCTGCTGAATTTTGGGAGATTAGCAAAGGCATGGGCTCCGACGACGAGGACGAGGCCTATGACCCGTCCAAGGGCAAAAAACGCTCCGGACCAGCCATCAACGTCAAGAAGACGACGGGGTCCAAATGGTAAACGAAAAATTTGTGACGAAAAACGTAATATAACAAAATAAGATTCAGTTTGCCAAAGCCGCATCCAACGTTGCCCGTCCGTACAAGACCGTATCCCGATAACCACATTGGAACAAGTTTTCAAAGTCACCCCGTTGGAACAATAAATGAAAACCCGTGTTTCGATTTTGGTTCCACATCTTGGGGCTCAAGTGCAACGCCACCTGGTCTGCATTCACGTAGGGAGATTCACTAAATCCGCCATCGAAGGAACATTTGTTTTGGTAGCGGTGGAACATTTCCCCCGTCACAATCGGAATGTGCGAACTTGCAATGCAACAATCGATAGCATCTTCTAAACTCTCAAAGTCGGTATAAATATTGGTCTGTCCAAATGTGGTCACTCCAATAAACAACCGGTCCAGGTCAAAATCGCGTGCGGTATAGTACTTCAAAATCGTCTCCTTCATTTCTTCTTCAATTTGAAAAATGTTTTTGTGACGATACCGCTCGTTTTGCACCAACAACTTTTTCAAGAACACCGGGTCCGTCCTCAGTGTCATATACAGCGCATTCCACGCTCCCGCCGAAGCCCCCGAAAACACAAACTCGTTTGTATCATAATTTTCTTTCATGTACGTGCACACCCCCATCACATAAAACCCGTTAAACCCCGCCGGACTCACCGAAATCACCTTTTTGTCTTTGAAAAATTTATTGGAATTGAGAAACACGAGCGAATTCTTTTCACTATAAGACCCGCCCGTCTTGTTCGTAATCAAAAATTTCTTCGTCGGCATCAACAGCGAACGACCCACGCGCATCATCGCCAAACAACACAACCCGGCTCTCAATATCCAATACATGATACTTATCCTGAGACAATTCTTTACGTCCATTTTTTAAACCAACGACCAATCCAGACCTTGTGTCTTGGTTGCGTGTATTCAACCTTGCGCACCCCGAAGAACACATCTCCATGCGCGTTGTCCACTGGACGGCGGGATGTATCCTGGTCTGGATTGTTTTGGTCATCGCGGTACTCGGCGTATTGCTGGAGCAAGAAGACTTGTTGGGAACCCACGTCTACCGCGTGGGGCCGAATCCCGACTTGTACATTTTGGGATTTTGTATTGATACGGTTCACAAATACGTTGCCGTCGCCGCATTTTGTTTCGTCAACAGTGGCATGCGAACCATCAATGGCGAAATTTTGCGTTCCTGGATTACAAATCAAGTCCAGGACATTTCCAAACCCGTCAGTGTGACCACGTTCGAAGCCTATGCCATATCCTGCGTCGCCTCTTTTTTCGTGTGGTTCGACTTTTTCATGTATATGAACATTTTGCTGACGCAAGTGGACATGATGTTTATCGAAATCAGTGCTGACCTCGTCATGACCATCCTTGTGACGACCTATTATCTCCGAAAGGGACATAAAGACGCCCTGTGAAGAAGAAGCACCAACAAACAACTCATGTCTTCGATAGAACTCGAAACGTTGAAGAATCGCGTCGAGCAGATGAACAAGACGCAGCACCTGGAGCTTTTGCACATTCTCCGTCAACATGCCGGGGTCAAACTCAACGAAAACAAGAGTGGCATCTACATCAACCTGCCCTTTTTGCCCGAGGATGCTCTCGTCGCACTTCGCAACTATGTCGAATACATTACGATGCAGGAGTCGGCCATTTCCAACATGGAACAGCAAAAGGAAAACATGCTCTCCTTTTTCCATAGCGACGCCGTCATTCGGTAAAAAAAAACACTGCACGTTTCACTTCGGGTCCAACAAAAAAAATGGTGAAAAACACGCAGGGTGGCAGTGGCCACAAAAGCGTGGCACGGAAAAATGTCGGCAGCGGTCGATCGGACAAGTTGCGATTGTCCGAAGACCCCGACGAGTGTTATGCCGCCGTGACCAAAATGCTGGGAAATGGCATGTGTCACGTCCTCTGCCAATCCGCCGACGCTGTCAAAGAAATGATTTGTTTCATTCGCGGGAAATTCCGCAGTCGTAACAAAAAGTCCAACATGGTCACCATCGGCTCCTTGGTCCTCGTGGGCGTTCGCGACTTTGAATCCGCCAAGGACAAGTGCGATTTACTCGAAGTCTACGACGAAGAAGGACAACGCCAGTTGCGCGCCAATCCGGCTGTGCAATTGACGCGATTGGACGTGGCCTTGCGGGGCAATAATTTCAAAACTTCCACTACTGCTGCTGTCGCAGCGGATGACGACATGGTTGAATTCACCAATGATGTCGCATTTGATTCAGAATCCACTTCTGCGGCTGGAGGAACATTGACCTTTACCACTGCCGTTGGAGAAACAGTTTCGTTTGATGAAATATAAACAAACCCCATCTTCCGAATGACAAACTCCTTGCCTTTCAGCGGGGAACCCCATTCAGGTTCCCCAGCTATTTCAATTTCGGCAAGGGAATACATTGGGTGGAAGAAGCAGCAGTACAGGGACTCGCGAGTGCATAACTTGCGGGGGATGAAGCGGAGTTGGGAGCAGGTGCCGGCGAAAGCCCGGAACTCGGCGCAGGAGCGCTTGGAAGTCGCGTCACGGGTGTAATCGGCGGCAAGAATGTAGGTAGGGGTGTCGACGTTGGAGGGGGCAACGGTGCCGGTTGCACCATCGTCACCTGCGGCAACGTCCACGTTCCTGTTGGAATGTTGGGAATCGTCGGTGGCGGCGGTGCTGCGGCGATGGGAACCGGAATGTAGACCCGGGGGTTATACACCTTGGCGAGTGGTTGACTCGGTGCCGCTGATGCCGTCACAGGGGGAGAAACCACCGTCGTCGTCGTCGTGGTAATATACAACGTGGTGCGCAAGAAATAAAAAATAAAAAGAGACACGACCAATGCAACCCAAAATACAATGGCATGTACAAAGGAACGCGTATCTTCCAGCCATCGTTTCGGAAATCGAAAGAGGACATCCGGTGCGCATACGTATCCCAACAAAATCACATAACAAAACAGTGCCAACATTGTCTTGTTATAAACACACAAATGAAAACTAGAAAAAAATGGCAAAAGTCCCACGTTAGCGGGACTACTAAATGCGTCGAATCGTTTGTCGTCTTCCACGGCGATGTTTTCGGGATTTTCTGGTTCCACCAGTTGTTGGTTTTTCGCACTTGGATTCAAGCTCTTTTTCTTCGAAAGCCGCACCGATTCATTTATTGTTCCGACAAGGAGATTTAGAAAACTTGTTCCAATGTGGTTACCGGGATACGGTCTTGTACGAACGGACAACGTTGGATGCGCGGATGGGTGTAGACACCTGATTCCGACAAGTTGTGGTGGTGGATTAAAATGTACTTAATTAATTATAATGACCATTTTTGGCTACGACGGGGATTACCTAGGTGGCGGTGGTTATGGCGGTGACGGTCAAATGACACAAAAAGAATATTTAAACATTTGCCATGATTTAGTGAACGGCGATGATAATAAAAAAAAGAAGAGTTTTGATGACTTAATTGATATTTTGAAAGAACGTGTGAACCAAGATTTTAATGAACTGAAAAATGAAAAAACAGAACTTGAAAGACTAAAGAAGGAATATCCGACCGAAGACTCCCGAGATTTTAATAGCATGTTGTTAACTGAAAATAAAAAAATAAAAATGAACCAGTTATTTGACGCATTATGGACTGATTTGGATGCTGATGTTGAAAACAAAAATTATTTATTAAAATTTAGTGTCACTTGTTTGGTAGTTCAAGGAATATTTACGGAAAATGCAACAAATAAAGACGTTCCTAAAGTGATTCAACAACACAAAAGATATCGTCGGTTTAACCCTAACCCTAACCCTGACGTCGACTCTCAGTACAAATTTTCATCGTATTCTTACTCAGTCGGAAAAGAAGAAATTCAAACACGATATGAACAGATCTTTACAAACCCTGCCGTTCCCTCCCACGATTACGGTAAATCAACATATTTTATATTTTTTGTGTTGCCATATTTAGGAATTACATGTATGCTTGATGCGTGGATTGAACATGATATATGGTTCCTAGGTTTTTCAACAAGATACGGCTCTTACGATGGTGGATATAGATGGGTGAGTCCTCATATTTTTACAGCACACGATTTTGCACATTATTCGGCCAGTGAATATAGTAACAACGTGCCTCAAAAGCTAAAGGATTTTTATATCTACATTAAAAAAAATTATAAGGGCGTCCAATTATACCAGATAATTATATTGTTATTTTGGTTTTCCCACGAAGTATATTACTTCGGTTTTTTCCAAGACGACGATGCTAAAATAAATAAAGAATTTGAATGGGATTATGCTGAACCCCGATTTACAGATGAAGAAGACATGTTAATGTCGTTACCCCCTAGAATTAGAGATGATTATAATAAGTCTAAGAATTTTGGTATAATAAAAGAGTATTTTGAAGAAGGACTCAAAGTTTTCTGTGGTGCATTAGGCAAGTTTAATAAAGCGGGTGGTGCATTACGCAGAAAAAGGAAAACAAAAAAGTCTTCAAAAAGTAAAAAACGGTCCTCCTTGAAATCATTCATCCGTAAAGGAATCCGTTAAATTCAAAATATTTAACAACTCGCTGAGTCCTTTAAATATTTTTCTTGGTTTTTGTCGGAGTCGCTTCTAGATTGAACGATCCCGTAACACCAACCAAGATATTTTTCTTTGGTTTAGTCGTCACACGACATCTCTTACATTATTAACATCCTTTTTTCCTCAAGTCTTCCATCCTATACACTAAAATCCAAAATCTTGGTCTTCTTCTTCTTCTTCTTCTTCTACGCCGCAGTGCGTTGCCGTCGACGACGACAGATTGACAATGTTGTTGTGAATCGTCATTTTGGACTTGAGCACCGTGTCTGCAACGTTGGCTTCGTCATCGTCGTCCTCTTTGGCGTCGTCTCGCGGCGGATGCATCGGCATGGCTTCTACACTGGCCATGGCCTCCATATCCAGCACCAGCTGAAACGAACTCGTGCCGTAATTGCCAAATTGACCACACATGACATTCGCCGAGACGCCGCGCATGGGGTCCACATCCCCGTGCCGTGCAGCTTGCAGCAACATGGCCGTCTGTTCCTCAAATGTGCACTTGGCAATGGGTCCCGTATCGTCACTCAACAATCCCGACCGGAAAATCGGAATCATGTTGTGGTTGCACGTCATGCGGTCGCACAACAATCCCAAATGGTGATAGTTGATGTAGCCACCACCACTAAACTCCATCACGTCCGACATTTCATTGTAAATCATCTGACGGGCCGCTTCCAACCCCAACACGTGAAAAACTTCCCGAATGTCGTTGCTAAACGTGCGCGTCGCGTCAATATAATCCAGGGCCAATACTTCGAGCAAATTGGTGCCCGTCGTGTCCAACACCCACGTATCCTTTTTCACATATTTGCCGTCGCGTTTCGTCACATCGTCCTTGTTCGTGGTCGTCGTGGTTGACGACAACAACACGACACTCGACTGCAACTTTCGCGTCGTCACCTTTTCAATGCCGTGGACCCCGCGCAGCACAATCTGGTTCAACAACTGGTCCTGGAACATTTTCAACACGTAAATGTCGTCCGACTGGTCGAGCGGGTCCGTCGCACCACCTTTGCGTTTGCCCTTGGCAAACGATGCGGCATTCATCCGGATGCGAAATACCAATTCCGAGGCATTGTAGTCCGAAAAGGCACACGCAATGTCGTCGTTGAATTTGCTATTTGTCAGTGCAAAATGAATGTCGTCCATCGTAATATTCTTGTGCAACATGGTCTCGGCATCCATCACAAATCGAACCACCCATTTCGATTGTGGATGAACCGCGATTGTTGCTGTCGCTGTCGCTGTCGCTGTCGCTGTCGCAGAGGCCGCTTGCTCCGTCCACCGCTCAAACTCGTAAAACTGCTCCAACCACGTGCGGTCCTCGTCGATTTGCGTCGTCGTCGGATTCGGGTCGAAACAAATTTGCACGCTCTCCACCACGTCGACCAAACGCGTGTGCTCCATCATCGTCGCATAAATCGACGCCTTGTCCATGTCCTGTTCCTCCAACGGCTTCAGATGCACCGTCAACGACGGGTTCTTTGGATTCGACGTCAATCGCAAAATCTCCTCAATGCGCGGGACACCCATCGTCACATTGCTCTTACTCGACACCCCTGACATGTGAAATGTGTCGCGCATGCATAACCCATTGTAGCAGTCAAAGTTGCGCGTATCTTCCACGGTCAAGTCGTAGGCATACGGAGTCGTGTTGGGAACGTCTTCGATGGACACCACTTGGTCAAATTCCAAGTCGGGCATACGTCCAGATCGCGATTCCATGCTGAGAACACCATGGACCACGTTCGGTAACCATTCTTCCTCTTTCCCTTGACGACGCAGGGTATACAAACTGCCATACTTCTCCAACGAAGACACGGTCCCCAGATTTTTCAACATGACTTGAACATCCTTCAACAAGGACACAGAATGCGAGGTGGGCTCCGTGCCAAATGCATTTAAAAATCCGAGAATACACTCGCGGTTTGAAAATACAATCTTGTCGGATAGCTTGCAAAACGGGCCAACGCCCGACTCGACCACATTTGCCCATGTCGCAGAATTGTCGCCGCCGTCGCCGTGGGCCAAAAAACTTCCGAGCTTATACCCAAACTCATAATCGAGCTTCTCTCCACTCTCGGGCAGTTCCAGACGCTCGGCATACTCCAACGGCTTGCATGACACGGGCAAGTAATCGCCCACTTTCAAATCCTTGCCATACACGCCCTGAATCTTGCCATCCACCAATTGCAAAAAGGACTTGGCTTTGGTGGCAGTGACTTCACGACAGCCCTTCGTCGTGACTTTGAGCATTGTGTTCGTCCCGTCCTCATTGACAACCGGGTGACGCGTCACGGCCTCGATTTTACGCCACACCGTGTCTCCCGATTCCGTGGCACATGGAACTTCGTAATAGTCCGCAACGGGAGCATACGTCGTGTCCTTCTCGGCCATGTATTCCACGCCTTGGCTCAAACGTATTTGCTCTTCGGTGAATTTGCCAATCGGAATGCGCATCACTTCCTTGTTGGAATTCCGCACCACAATTTCCTCTTCGTAGATGAGAGAATTCAAGGTAAGTTGTGTCGTCGGTTCGCCAATACTCTGTCCCGCCACAATGCCCACCATTTCTCCCGGATGCACCAATGCCTCCTTGAACTTCAACGTCACCATTTCCAAGAGGAGTTCCAGGGCCTTTTTGTGAAATCGCTTGTAGACCAACAAATGCTTGGGTGTCAGGTAAAAGTAGTAGAGAATCTCAAACAATGGCGTCACGGGTGCAAATTCAACAACGGCATTCATCTTGGCCAGATTCGCTTCAATCATCTCAAAGGCTTCCAAGGGGGTCAGGTCCACCACCGTCGCCGGCGTCAAATCGAGTTGACCTTGGCAATTGGCAATGACATGTTGGAATGCAATGGGACAAAAGACACTGCTGTCATTCTTGCTTTTAAACACGCGACGCACCACATCCTCCCGGGCCTGCAACATCTTGTCAATGTACTGCTTGCACGTTTCCTGCGCCTTGGCCTTTTGTTTCCGAATCCGATCCGCCGCCGCCTGGGTATACACGTGCAACACCTCGTCCGTCTGATTGTTGGCGCCAATAATGTCATAGTGCAAATAGACATCTTCCACACTCATGCCCACCAGCGGCAACGTCTGATTCTCCACACGGGTCGAATCAAATCCGTCATCCCCATACAAGAACTGAATGATTTTCCCCCGATTGTTGCGCACCGTCATGTCGTACTCCACCTTCAAGTCTTCCAACCCTTTGATGAGGCGTCGTTGGATATACCCCGTTTTTGACGTTTTTACAGCCGTGTCGATTAAACCAATGCGTCCACCCATGGCCAAAAAGAACAATTCCGACGGCGTCAATCCCGACATGTACGAATTGTCGATGAATCCGCGGGCCGACGGTCCGTCGTCATATTTCCGGAAATGCGGCAATGTGCGTCCATCCAACCCATACGGTATCCGTTTCCCTTCCACATTCTGTTGGCCCACACACGAAATCATGTGCGAAATGTTAATGGCCGTGCCCTTGGACCCCGAATCCACAATGATTTTGAACCGATTGTTGGAACTCAGACTCGACCGACCAATTTTCCCCGATTCGTCCGTCGCCTTGTTCAACACATTGTTAATCATGCTCTCAAAGTGCTGCTGGTTGGACCGCGACGAATTGTTTTCAAACACGCCCAGGTGCAACTTGTCCATCAAATCGCGCACTTCCGATTTTTGCTGTTCAATCACCGTGTTGATTTTCCCCTGGGTTACCGGGTCGGCAATCAAATCGCTAATTCCCACACTGTACGAACTCGTCTTCATGTACTCCGTAATCACGTTTTGCAAATCGTCAATGAAATTCGAACATGCCATCGGTCCAAAATCATTGTACACGCGGTGTAGTATACCCCGCGTCGATTGACCCAAGACCGACTTTTCCATCTGGCCACGCACATATTTCCCGTTGCGAATCTCCACCACGTGATTCGATGTCCGGTAATCGTCGTCCTTGTCCGAAAACAGTTTGGTCGAGTACTGCATCGTCAGGGGCGGCAACAACTGACTCAAAATGTCAAACGAGGTAATGCTTCGACTCTTCTTGTCTTTGCGTTTCATCAGGATGCGCAGGGCATCCGTATCCACGTGTGAAAATCGCATCAACAAATTCATCGCCTCGGCCATTGTAAATTTGACGTGCTCGCGCGTAAAACGATAGGCCCCCAACAACGAATCCTGATAAATGCCAATAATCGGGGCATTGCCCGACGGACTAATGATTTGATACGGAATCGCCGCCAAATGTTTCAATTCCGTCTCCGCCAGCACATTCTGACTCATGTGCATATTCATCTCGTCGCCGTCAAAATCCGCATTGTACGGCTTCGTGCAGCCCACATTGATGCGAAACGTATCCCCTCGCTTCATCACCTTGACAATGTGACACATCATCGACATGCGGTGAAGCGACGGTTGACGGTTGAACAACACGGCATCCCCGTCCATCATGTGACGATGCACAATGTCGCCCAGTTGGAGCAGGAGACCTTTGCGGTCCACATACCGCAGCGACACGTGCTCCCCCGTCTTGCGTTCCAAAATCTTGGCCCCCGGATACACATCCGGACCATTCTTCACCAGGGTGGTCAAAAAGGCGCGGTTGCGCACATTGACCGTCTCGGGTTTGGTAATATTTTTGGCGATTTTCAAGGGAACGCCCAACTGCCGAATGGACAAGTTGGGGTCGCCCGTAATCACTGAACGGGCGCTGAAATCCACACGTTTGCCCATCAAATTGCCGCGAATGCGACCATATTTGGTGTTCAAACGGTCCATGATGCACTGCAGCGGACGCGTCGAACGCTGGAACATGGGCTCCATGCCCTTCATCTTGTTGTTCACAATGGCCGCCACATAATACTGCAAACTCAGGTAAAACTTTTCCACCGTGTTGGAATTCACCTGTGCTGGGTCCGCCAATTTCTCCTTCAAAATCGTGTTGCACTTGATAATGTTGCTGTAAATGTGCGTCAAATCGTCCTCGGAACGCTGCTGGGCATCGTACTTTACCGAGGGTCGCACCGAGGGCGGCGGCACAGGCAACACGGTAAATACCATCCACTCTGGCCGCGACCATTTCGGATGAAACCCCAGGAAATAGACATCGTCGTCCGTAATGCGGCGGAAAATCTTGAGAATGATTTCCGGAGTCAATATGATTTTCACCGGCTCCGACGGCGCATCCCCCCCACCCGATGCAGCAGTGGCTCCGGCGCCAGAAGAAGACTCCAAATTCGGCCACGTGGCTTCAATCTTGCACATTCCTTCCAACATGATACGCGACGGCTGACGGCACCCACAGCCATCGTCCGTCTCGTTGCCACAGCGGTTGATGCCCGAAGCCTCCTTCGACACAAACTCCCAACGGTCTTCCGCCGGACGCTCCAAAATGTAACTGTACTTGGTCTTGTCAATCAACAGCTTGCTGCATTTGAAACACACGCACCGTGCAATCTTCATGATTTCCTTAATGTGCTGCATCGCAAAGACGGGACGGGCCAACTCAATGTGACCGAAATATCCCGGAGTGTCCATGTACGTCAGTCCATCCGTAGGACAAATCATGCCCGGTTCCAACACGCCCATGCGCGTGTCAAACAATCCATACGGCACTGGCTTGTTGTTGTTGTAGGTATCGCGTGACGAGATTTCCACCACGGAATTGCGCCGAATCTCCTCCGGCGACAACATCGAAAATTGAATGCCAACCACGCGCGCCGGCACTTCCATATCCTGCTTTCCAATCGTCGACGTCATTGTTCTGTTTTTTTTAGACCGGGGATGGATTTTAAGGGGTGCAGCAGGGTGTGACACCGGATGTGTTCTTTCCTACAATGTCGGAGAAAATTATATTTCCTAAAGTTGGGATCGTTCGGGTAGGCAATTTACAGTAATAATGTCAACTGTGCCAGTAGGCAGGACACATTTTTGGATTTGGCGCCATGCAGTGATATACCAAAGGCGTCCAACAAGCGATTTGCATCTTCGATGACTCCCGCCGCGAAACGTTTGGAACGTAATTCATTCATCATTGATTCTGCAATATCATGACTCGGGAGATGACTCGGGAGGGGGTCCATCGTCGTCGTCGTCGTCGTCGTCGTTCTCGGCATAAAACTACGTAACACTTTGTCTTCCCGTCGTCTTTCCTTGTGCTTCACTGCCACTGCCGTATCTTTTGAACTTCGCGTCACCACCATGACGACGACGTCAATGGTGTGTTCAAAGGTGTGCGTCAGTTGTGTGGGTTGATCTACCTACCAATAACACGAATCTTCAACATTGCGAAAATTCTTGGGTTTCTCTTCCGCTTTCGGACGTGACCAGTGCGTATTCAAAAATAATCTCAGTACGTCTGGACGTTCACGCAACCATCGCATTCCCGACACCCCAAAGTACATTTGCAACACACCACCCACATAAATGGCAGATTTCCCCGTTTCAAACAAATGATTACAAATCAAATTCCCATATCCTCCTGCAGAAACAAGAGCCACATCATAGTGGGCGCGCAGAGCATCCACCTTGTGTTGGAAACGCTCCAACTCCACGTCAAATTCCTCCGACGGTTCGTCTGCTTGGGTCTGCGGAGGTTTCAAAAAGACGAAGGTGCAGTCCGGAAACAAGTCCACGCCATCATACAGTTTGGCGCGAACATCCAATTTTTCACGGAAACTGGTTTCAAATGGCGAGACTATCAATAGTCGCTTCCCGCGCAGTGCATGCGTCCACGGTTGACTCTGCGTATAGTGGAAAATGTCAAACGCACACGCCCAGAACATGCGCTTTTGGAAGCGTTGCACAATGTACGGTTGCGATCGTTCCAAACCTTGGTACACGCCACCATGCGGTTCCCAGCCACCAAACACGTCACAATTCTCAAACGCCTTCATGTACCGACGCGCATATTCCAAACAAGATTCCACCGATGTCACACGGATTCCCGCATTGTTTTTCAAGCGCGGGGCGACATTGCCAAACCACTGCACCAGCTGGGGAGGAACCTGTCCGTGTTGCGTTTCCAATACGTTATGGCCGTACATGCCTACATTGTGCTCCGGACCAGCTTGCACACGCGGTATCACAAAAGGAGTTCCGCGTTGGAATGCATTCTCGAGGTAATTGTACAACATCATATTGTCATTGAATTTCGGATATGCTTCCTGTTCATACACGGACAGAGACTGCTGTTTTAACAGACGCTGACGATTTGCGGTTGGAGACACCAGAATACACTCCGGGCTACCATCTGTGGAAAAATCATCATCGCTTTGCGGGTCGGAATCACGAAACAGTGCAAACCCGAGGATTTTCAGAATGTACAGAAGACGCTTTTGAGGCAACAGCAGTGACACTTCTTTGCGAATGGCAAACTTGGAGTGTACAATGTATCCGTACTCCGTTACCCATACTGATTTATGCTGGTCGAGTGTGGAATGATGAAGTTGGTCCATCTCTTTTGCCACCGTCTCCCAACAAAGTGTCGGGGATGGAAGTACAAAGACATGGTATCCCGTAAGAGTTGATGCATACTCCACCACGTTGGAACACGAAATCGAATGGATGTTTAGATTTTCTTTTGGCTTTGTTGGAAACGTCGAATGAAGTTGCAGCAGTTTCCCACCGCCGTAACAACATGATGCTGATGATGCTGCAATGTCTGCAATTACCGTTTCCTTCGGCGGCTCAAAGAAAAGTAGGTGAATCTCATCCTGGTCAGCTTCTTCTTTTCGGGGAAGCGGTGGAGAAAACTCGACAAATTTCATTTTCTTATCCATTTTATGTAGGGTCAGCTTTTACATCCTTTTTCACTCAAATCTGGAAAACCACAACTTTTCGCACCGTCGTTTGCACATCATGCCCAAGAAATATCCCAAGTCGGTCGCCAAGCGCGGAAAACGCAAGAGCGCGCCTTCGCCGCCGTCCTCGGACGACGAGGACGAGGAGGTCATTGTGGTGGGAAAACGGAAGAATGAAAAAAAGAAGAAACCCGTCGTCCAACAACAAGATTCCGACGACGACGACGACTCGGACGACGATTGGGAAGACGTCGACGAGGAGGACGACGAGGACGACGAGGACAGTGATGAAAAATTCGCCATTGTCCTCAACAGTGGCGGGTTCGGGGGCGGCGGCGATGCCTTTGAAGAAGAGTACCTCGAAACCGTCGAGGAAGACGCGGACCAAGAGTGCAACTCGGAAGACGAGCAAACGTTTATGAAGGAAACGTACGAAAGAGTCGACACTCCTGAGGTTATTGGGGTGGTCGAGGCCAAAAAGGTGTCCAACAAAAACAGCACCTTGGCCAAGGTCTCGAGACGGGTTGTGGCACGCAAACGCCGGTCCACCACCGAGGAGGATGACAAGGACGACGACTCGAACATCGACTCGGACAACGACTCGGACGATGACGACGAACATCTCGATGTGGATGCAGAATACAAGGACCTCGTCGACCTCAAGAAACTCTTGACCCAAAAGCTGACCCGCACTCCCGCGTCCAACCATTTGAAAAAGGCCATTGAAGAGTGCAACACCTCCATCCGCGATTTGGTCAAGCGCGGGCGTGCCAAAAACGCCCGCAAGTACTACGACTTGGTCCAGGACAGCACCCAGCAGGACATGGGCGAAATCAACTTTTTCAAAAAGAAAATGTCCAACCAGGAACAACTCAAAGTCATGGAACAACTGGAACAGGTCAATGACCACATGGTCATCAAGAAGCCCTACCGTCTCTTGCTCCTCGAGTCCGGCATCCCCCCCAAGTACAAGGCCGCCGTCATGCAAAAGGTCAACAATTTAAAGTCCATGGAGACCAGCAACTCCGAGTACTACAAACTCAAGACCTGGGTCGACTCCTTCATGCGCATCCCCTTTGGCGTCCACAAGAGTTTGTCCGTCACCTTGACCGACGGCATCGACAAGTGCCACGGATTCATGGAGAATGCCAAACAGGTCCTCGACACGTGCGTCTACGGTCTCGACGATGCCAAGATGCAAATCATGCAAATGGTGGGACAGTGGATTACGAACCCCGCCGCCATGGGCACCGCCATTGCCATCAAGGGCCCCCCCGGGACGGGAAAAACGTCCCTCGTCAAGGAGGGCATCAGCCAAATTCTCGGCCGGGAGTTTGCGTTCATTGCCTTGGGTGGCACCGGCGATGCCTCCTTTCTCGAAGGACACTCGTACACCTACGAGGGCAGTCTCTGGGGCAAAATTGCCCAGATTTTGATGGATGCCAAGTGCATGAACCCCGTCATTTATTTCGACGAACTCGACAAGGTCTCCGAGACGGCCCGCGGCGAGGAAATTGTCGGCATTCTCACCCATTTGACCGACACGTCGCAAAATACCCAGTTCCACGACAAGTACTTTGCCGAAATCGACTTTGATTTGAGCAAGTGCCTCTTCATCTTCAGCTACAACAACGAGTCCAAGGTCAATCCCATTCTACGTGACCGCATGTACCGCATCGAAACCAAGGGCTACGACGTGAAACAAAAGATGATTATCGCGCGCAATTTCCTGTTGCCCAAGATTCGCGAACAAGTCCGGTTCGACGAAACCGAAGTCATCCTCCCCGACGAATCCCTGCAGTACATTATTTCGTCCGAGTACCTGACCCACAAGGAAGAAGGCGTACGCAACCTCAAACGCTGCCTCGAAATCATCCACACCAAGCTCAACCTCTTTCGCTTGATGAAGCCCGATGCCAACTTGTTTGTCAACGAGCTCGACGTCAAAGACGTCAAATTCCCAATCACCGTCACTGTGAAGATGATTGAGACCTTGATTAAAAACGAGGAAAAACAAAACCAGAGTTTGCTGTCCATGTATTGTTAAACATGTTGTAGTCGTCTCTTTTTGTTGGTTACTCCACGACGATGACGACGAAAACGTTTCGTACCACCATACTTTCCCGGTGCTATAGTCCGACTTGCATCGCTTGTCCAAGGAAAGGAGACACCTCGTTTCTTTTTCGCATGCGGCGTCGTACGTCGTTGCGGAAGCGAGTCGTCGTTTACATTCAAGCGGTTGTCAAACACATTTGCCACCATATTGTCCGCAATTCGTCGGTCGTGTGCATTGTCATCGTTGACAAAATGTCGACTCAGCTTCTGTATCCCCTCCGTCATCCCTTGCAACTCCTTCAACTCACTGGGGGAAACGTGACTCCGATGTCCCAAGAGCGATGGACTCGGCGAGTACTTGCTTCGTTTCAAAATTCCAGGCACCATGTTACTGTAGATCAAGATTTTTATGTAAACACAACCCAGACACAAGGCCTGGGTTGGTCATTGACCACGAACCCGGAATTCAGACTTTCCCTCAGGTTTCAGTCAATGACCCTTTTTCAATGGCCGTCAACCGTGCCAAATGACTAATCAGCTTCTTCATCGCATTCGGATTCGTGTTACACATGTTGCGCGTAATGCTATACCAATAATCGTACTCGGGACTGTCCGACACTTGATGTTCCGGATGCTCGTCCCCCCATTCCTTCATCATTTTCAGGTTTTTGTGATAAATGTATCGAATAAACTTTTCCGTTTCTTCCTTGCTGTCGTCTTTCAACCACACGTCGTCTTTCCGCACATAAATCACTTCCCGCTTCACGTCCGAGCAGTGCATGGGCCGCTCTTTCTTTTCCTTTTCCTGCATTGCCTTGGTGAGAATGCGCTGCATCCCTTCCGTGTAACCCACCGTGCCGAGATGTTCTAAATCCTCCATACTGATGACCACGCTTTTGATAAAGTCCGACATGTTCATCGCATTCTTGCACTCCTCGTTCAAATAAAAATGCAAATTGAAATGCTTGTTGTTGCTATTGCTCGTGTTTTGACTGTTGGTCATGCTGTTGGTATTCTCCATCACCACATTTTGCAACGTTGTTGGGGGGGACAATACTTGATTTTGTGGGGGTTTTTGCTGATGCTGCTGACAAGCCAACACACGGTCCATCAATGACTTGAACATTTCCGTGTTCTGAATACGCTCAATATTGGATTTTTCGTTTTGCAGTTTCATCTGCTCAGAATGAAATTTCATAAACATGTCCATCACTTCCGTCAACATGACCGGTTGCGGTGCTTCAGTTTTCACTGACACCTGTTCATTCACTGTTTCTTTCTGTGCATACACTTCCTCTGGTATAGCCGCCACTGTCTGCGCATGACGTTCAATAATTTGGTGTTTGGATGACAACAAATGCTTGCGGTAATTTCCTTTAAATGACGTCCGAAATTCACAAATTTCACATTCATACACAGACTGTTTTTCAATTTTTATCGTCAAGTTCAATTGATGGGCTTTGGACTCCAGGTGTCGCTCCAAATTGAATTTTCGGTCGCACTTGAATCCGCACTCACAGGTCAGCATCCCGCTCTCCAACAACGGTTGTATCTAGCTAGAGAAAAGTCTTTATATCGCTAAAAAACTCGATTCATTGAAACGGGAATGGGCGGAGGCTCGTTCGAGTACAAATCCAGACATTTTTACTCCATCTAGTGCGGAAACACAAGGGTCAGTACGAGTTCCCATGTCGATGCAGTCGCATAGTCGCACGATTTACGTCACAGTCGGATGGGTTTGATACAAATGTACTAGAATATAGAGTACCTTACCCATTCTCGTAAGCTGAATCTATTCCCAAAGTACAACACGGCTTACTGGATTTTATAGATTTGCACCCATTTGAGTTTGGACAAAAAAATGTCCAAACCCGATGTTGGCCGCCTGGCCAACCAAAAAAATGTTCAGTAAGGAGTTTTTCCAATACACTGGGGTCGACTTTTCACCTGACCTCAGTCACAATCCAATACATGGGTCCCAAAAAAAGCAGGTTTCCAAAACTATTCTTGTAAATATCCATTATGGACATTTTTCAAACCCCAAAAATGTCCAAACTCGTTTTTTTTTCATCAAATCTTGGGGAGCGTTTTTTTTGAGGGGGTCCCCG